ACTTATAGTGGTTGGCCAACTTCAGTAGACGAAACAGAATACCAGAGATTCAAAATAGTGTGGAATGCTGCTCTATTACCAGGTGAAGATACCTTTGATTTGTTGACTGCATTAGATACTCTAGGAAGTGATGAGTGGGCACTAAACCTCAAAGAAGTCTCAATCAAATTTTACCTTCAATAATGTCACAGCAAGATAATATCAATAGAAGAATATTTGAGTCACTTGGAGAAGACTTACCACAGACACTTGCACAAGCTATACAAGAAGCTGCTGATCGTGCAATTGAAGATGTCAAGAATGGTTTAGTCACAGGACCTAACGCGAGTAATGCATTACGAGACAGCATTGAGGCTATCGTAGATGAATCAACTCTAACTCTTGGTATTAGAATGCTAGACTATGGCTACTTTCAGAATTATGGTGTTACTGGTACTAAGAATATCAAAACACAATTTGGAGTTCCACAAGTAGTCAAAGATGTCCTACCACCTAGACAAGGCGAAACCTACTCATTCAATCCAGATAATAAGATGATTGGTGGAGATCTACCCTTTGGAGTTAGAGTCAAAATACACAGAGATGGTTTAGAAGCTAAACAGTTCCTAAACATCGAAGCATTCACCCAACGCGTAGCAGACTACGTAAATGAAAATTTAGAACTTATATAATATGCCAGCAACAATCACATTACAAGCAGCACCACAAGACTACAACTTAGTAGTAGGTTCAAATGTATACACATTAGGCAGTATCTCAGCAAACGAGGATGCGTATGTCCTACAAATAGAACAGTATTTTGAAACAACGGGTACTAGTACCTCTATTGCAACCATTCAACAACCAGCAAATCCAGCAGGAGTTGCACACTTTGATGTAAGTAAGATCTTACAGTCTTATATGGATATTGCATTCGTAGAAAAGACTCAAGATGTTGCTGAAACCGCTGGAGAAACTCTAACATACAGAGTAAGATGGGGATCAGTAACTGATGATGTAATTACCTTCAATGGTACAAGTGCAATCAAACGCATATTCAATGGTTACGTAGACTGGAGACAACTCAATTGGACAGGGTACAATGCATTCTTCCACACTACTGCAGCTACCGTTCCATGTTTATGTGAGGTACCACCTTGTGAGATCAATACTCAATTTGTAGCACGTGCAAACTATCTACACAACTATCCTAACTCATCGATTCCTGTAAGGAGTTCAGTATATCATACACTCTCATTCGCTAATCGTCTTGCTAACTACGACAATGGAAGTCAATACGGTAACAATGAGCAACCATGGGCAGTACAAATCAAAATGTACGATATCGGAGATAATCTTATTCAAACTACGATCTATGTTATTTCAGAACAAAAAGGATTAGGTCCTCGCAGTACATTCTCAGATACTTCTATTGGTAACTACAAAGACTCAGAGTGGATTGGTACATTAGGTGCAGGTCCTCAGAACCTAAAAGACGCAGGCTACTGGCCACAATCATCAGCTGCTATTTGGAATCAAGTAAGCCAAGTATGGGGTAATTACAGTCAAATCTGGAATCTTGCAAGTTCAACAGCAATTGTAGATCACTACACTGTAGACATCATGTCAGTCAATATGTGTTATTGGGGTGAAAACGGTGCGCCAGCAAATGATAATGCTACAACACTTGAACCATATTTAGGTTCTGTCTTATATAGACAAGAATTCCAATTGTCAGATCCTTGTACTGGTTACGATCCAGTTACAGTCTCTTTCGTCAACCAATATGGTGTCAAAGACTACTTTACATTTGATCGTAGAAACACATACAATCAGAATATTAGAAGAAACAACTACACTCAAGTTTTAGGTAGTTGGTCAGACGCTACATATACCATCGATCCTCACGGTCGTGGACAAAGAACCTTCTCTACTCAGATTCAAACTAACATGACTATGAGTAGTTATTGGATGGGCGATGAAGAATCAGCTTGGTTAGAAGAGCTATTCACAAGCCCACATATCCAAGTTTACTACAATGGAGTTTGGGAACCAGCAGTTATTACATCGAATACATATGAACAGAAGACCAATGTTAGAAATGGTCTATTCCAACATACACTAAACGTACAGTTTGCCAATAACAAAAAAGTACAAAGAGGATAATTATGAACGTTCAACTATACGCTTACGAAGGCACTACTAGATACGAGCTTGACTTGTATGAAGAGCAACCTATCAAGATTACACTGAGTGCAGAAGAGATCACAGATCCTACACAGATCAACTCTAACTTCTCAAGACAATTTAGAATTCCTGCTACTAATAACAATAGTAGATTCTTCAAGTATTGGTATACTAGCGGAGTAGTTGATTTTGATGTTACTCAAAAGGTAACTGCTGAAATTCATGTTGATGGTATAATTTACACAACTGGACAACTTAGACTAGTTGCAGCATATGATAATGGTACTAGTGATCGTATAGATTTTGAAGTAGTTTTCTTAGGTGAAACCAAAACTTTCTCTTCTCAAGTTGGTGATGGTTATATGAGTAGCATTGATTGTACTGATGCTGCTCACGTACTCACATTAGCATTCTTAGAGAACAGCTGGTTAGATCCATGGAATGCAACTACTACCTATGCAACTGGAGACTACGTATGGTGGTCATCGGCTTCATATAATGATCCATCAATTGGAGATACTTATGTTGCTACAGCAGCTAGTACTGGTTCAGAGCCATCACTTAGTAACCCTGATTGGAATAGAATAACAACAGCAGAAAGAGTCGGTAGTCCAGTACCTGTAAAATATATTTTAGCAGATCGTGGTTACCCTTATGATGACAATAATAACCAAGTGGCAGTTCCTGGAGCTAATGCAGTCAGTGAGATTGCAGTTAGTAATAGTGAGATTAGTGGTGCTGGTACACACAACGAGGCATTCACAAAATCAAACCACCCTCTCTATCTTACACAGTTTACACCTATCGTGCAAGTAAAATACTTGATTGATAAAATATTTGCAAGCACTGATTATAGTTACACCAGCAACTCAGTATTCAATGAGGATTGGTTCCAAGATCTTTATATAGATGGTATCGCTACAGGTTTCCCATTTACTCCAAGTGGTAATGGTCTTTCTTTTGCAAGTACACTAGCACAACCACTTCCAGATTCAGTAACTCTTCCACCTAACTATCCACGACCTATTATTTTTCCAACAATAGAACAGAATAATGCCAATGCATATAATGCAACTACTGGTATTTATACATGTCCAGTCAATGGTGCATATACATTTGAATTAGAACTATTTGGTCGTCTTGATGGATTCAATCCATTTTTCGACCCAGAAATTACTATAGCAATTTTTAGAAATGGTAGTCAAGTAGCAAGTGATACACAGGGTGGTCCTGATCCTTTCATTTTTGCCTTTAGTGGTTTAGATAAACTCACTTACTCAGGTAATTTCAATGCAGGAGACCAAGTGCAAGCCTATATTTCAGCCGCTAATAATATCAATTTTGGTTACATTGTCGGTGGTAATTTTGCATGTACTGCATCTCCACAACAGATTGCAGTCAACGATCTACTCAAAACAGATCTCAAAGTTATTGATTGGTTCAAGTCTATTCTAACTAAGTTTAGATTAGTAATGGTACCAACAGTACAAGATCCAAACCTATTCACAATTTTACCGTGGAATGACTACATTGGAAGTGGAGAAACTTTTGATTGGACATATAAGTTAGACCATAACAAAGACATCAAGATGGAACCGCTCTTCTTTGCACAAGAGTCTGATATTACATTTATAGACCAAGAAGATATTGACGTAATCAACAAATATCAACAAGATACATTTGGTCAAGTCTATGGTACACGTCGTTTTGTAAGTGGTAATGAGTTATTGAGTGGTACAAATGAAATAACCACTGAGTTTGCTCCAACACCCGTTAGTCAAATCGAAGGTCTTTTTGCTTTCGACACTCAATTTATTGTACCTAAATTATACGAAAGAGGTGATGAACTTACAGATCATGGTCACTTGACACATGAGCCAATTGTGCCAGTGCAAAGACTCTTATTTTGGAATGGTTTACAACCAACTACTACAGTAGATGGGAATGGTGCCACACAACAAGTTACATGGTACTATACAGACAATGTAACTGATAAGAATAGTAATCAAGCACCTCTACTAAAAGGTGGCATTAGAAGATACCCAAGAGCTTCGTATCTAACAGAAATTCCAACTACTGGTACAACTCTAAATCTAAACTGGCAAAAGCAGTTCCCGTACTTTTCTTATCCAGGTGCACCAGGTGGTATTGGACAAGACGGTCAAGATGTTTACCAAAGATATTGGAAGAACTATATTGATAATGTATATAGTCCACAAGCACGTAAGATGACTGCATACTTCAACTTAGACTCTGAGGACCTCAGGTTGCTCACGTTTGACGATGTCATTTGGATCAAAGATGCATATTGGAGAATCCTAAAAGTTGTTGACGCGCCGCTTGGTGAAGTCGCAACAGTCAAAGTAGAACTAATCAAATTGTTAGATTACGTAAGACCAATTGGTAACACGCTATTCGATCCTGCAGATTACTCTGAAGAGATTGATGTAAATAGTGGTGGTTCTAATGCTCAATTCGCTGCACGACAAGATGAAGTATGGGATGCATACAATGCAGAGATAACAGATGAAGAAATATCACAAGATGATGGTAATCAAATACCATAACTTATTTCATAACTAATCATAAGTATATCTTACTACATAAATACAAAATTAGCAGATGT